ACGCCGGGGATCAGGAACGACGCCACCACCAGCAATGCCCCAGCGATGATGCGTCCTACCGCTCCACGGCCGGCGACCACGGGCGTGATGGAGATGGCCTCGTTAGCGCCCGCAGGGTAGTGGAGGGCCTCTTGGTCGATCGTGTGGCGGCCGACGCGCACCCGGTAGTCCTGTTGGGCCATGTGGCCTTCAATGTGCGGGAAGTTGGCGACGAGAAAACGGACGGCCTCGGCGGCGGTCTCGACCTCTGCCCGGAACACGCGCTGCCCGAGCTCTTTTGCCAGCCTCCCGTAAACCCGAATGGTCCGCATCATGTGCTCGACTGGAGCCTCTGCCAATCGTAATGCCTGAGGATTTTCCCGGTGCATTTCTGAAACCAGCCGCCATAGATGTCGCGGCTGCTCAGGCGGCCGCGGACATGGTGCAGGAGCATTTGGTCGCCGATGTAGACGCCGACGTGGTTCAGCCCCTTGCCGTTCATTTGCATCAGCACCGCATCGCCCACAGCGATGTCCTCCTCTTCGGGCACCTGACTGAAGCCTGCGTCTCTCCAGCAGTCGTCAAAAATCGGATTCTGTTCAAACTCCTCCGGCGTAGCCGGGCGCTTCCAGTCCGGCAGCAGCAGGCCTTTCTCGGCGTACCAGTCCCGCACGAGGGTCCAGCAATCCGAGGTGGCCCAGACCCACTGTCGGCCGATCAGAGGCGCCCTGTATCCGCACGGCTGAATTTCAGCCCACGTCTCGAGGGTGGGATTGCAGATCACCCATGTCAACCCTGAGGCCTCGCACCCAGTTCGATCGGCGTCACTGGGACTCGCTGGGGTTACCGGATGGCTGTGAAAAACCGCGATCACCTCACCAAGATCTTCGGCCGCCGCATAGTCATCCGGGTCGAGGATGAACATGTCTCGCGGGTCCGCGGACAGGTTGCGGCACGGCACGTAGCGCTCCCGCCCCTTGATGACGACGACAAGCCCGCATGCCTCTCGAGGAAGCTCCTGGCGGGCGTGAGCGAGGGCTTCAGCCCGTGTGGCGTCCTGCATGATCAGAAGTACTGGCCGATTCCGGGGAAGGAGCCGAAGGGCAGGGGATTGTTCTCCCCGAACCTACATTCGCAGCTGACCAGGCGCTTGCCGCAGATGTCCTGCGATGCCAACTCAACCGGCTCATCGTTTTCATCGAAGTAGCTGGTTCCGGTGTAGCCGCACTCGGCGCTTCGGTACTGCCACTGACATACGTCGTTGATGGTCTGCCGCTTTGGTGCCCTGACACCCGCGAGATCAAAGGCTGCGACCAGCTCAAACTCGACGATCTCAAAGGTCTCAACCGACTTTCGGTCGATGTAGTAGATCTCGTCCGGCATGCTGGCCGTCGGGTCCGGCGTCCCGAATGGGTTGACGTTGCCGTCGAAATTCTGGGCATCAAGGAACCGCGCCAGCGTGCGGATTCGCTTGACCTCAGAGCCCACGAGATCGGAGCCGGTGGTGAACTGGTTGACCTCAAGCAGGATGGCAGTGATTGCCGCGTTGACGTTTGCAATGCGAACCTTCGGCCGCGGCAGCGTGCCGTTGCCGGAGTACTCAAAGCCCTCCGCCTCAACGGGCCAGGCGTAGTAGGTGTTGCCCGCCCAGACCAAGTGCCCGCTGACGGCCTTGGCGTTGACGCCAGAGTGAAATCGGTAGACCTCACAGGCGCCGTGAAGGCGTGCGGAGGTCTTGACTTCAAATAGCTCCACCACAGTGCTGGGTTCCAGCTTGGCGAGTTCGGCGCGGACTTCAGGGGTGACGGTCATGGGGGCGAGAAAGGTTGAGCCACGTTGTTGATGGTTAGTGCCGTCATGACGAATTGTTCGGTGTCATCCGCCAAAGCGCCAACCGCACTGCTGCCATAAAGCTGATAACTGTGAGCTGGGTCGGTAAGTGGCCAAAGACCTTCTCTTGCATAGATGACTACATCTTGTGTTGATCCATCCGCCTTCAAGACCCGGATTCCAAGAGGTACAGTTGCCCCCGCGACGGTCGCACCGCACCTGTACTGAGTGGCAGCAAACGTCTGCAAATACTTCCATCCCACGGCGTTAAAGACCGTCCCCTCGCGTGCTGTTACGATTGTTTGCGCAGGATTAATGATAGTATTAAAGTAACAAGAGCGCCAGTCGCTCTCGACCTCTACTTGGTTGTAATACACCCTAAGAGTTCCTTGCGGTACAGTCGTCCACTCTGGCACCGGAGGATCGCCATCGCCGCAAAGGTCGTCGTCGTCACAGACCGCTGCTGATGCCACTGGCGTGATGATCGTGCTCAGCTCAAACACACGCTTCAGAGTGGCTGAAATGCGATACCAGTTGTACTGAGTCTGCTCTACATTCCAATCATCGCAGCGCCAGCGAAGAGCGGAAGCGGCGTCTGGTGGCTGCCAGTCAAACGATTCTCCCGCGTCGGCTTGCGCCTGAAAAAAGCTGTCGATCGTGTAAGCGTCGTCAGCGGTCACCTCCCACACTAGGCTCCACTCTGGCCGAAGACTGTTGAGACCAAATCGAACCGACCTCTCGTAGCCGTCGCCAAACAGCATGCGACCACCCTGTGCAACGCTGCGCTTCGGTGCTGGGTGAATTGGAGGGATGGAGGGGAGAGTGGCCATGCCTTACCACTTGCCTTCGGGGCACTTCGCAACTTCAAGCCTAACCTTGCCTAGCACGAAGCATCCGCAGCGGGCGCACTGCTTGATGAATGGGCGAAGATGCTCGCAATTAAGGCAGATCGCCAGGCGCTGCTTGGCCGTCTCTGCGTTTGAGAATGGGTTGTTCATCGGGGTCATGGTATCGCCGCCGCGATGGCGTTGACGAGCGTGGTGACGCGGGAGTCAAGCAGGGCGAGGTCGAGGGATTCACCGATGGAGTAGAAGGCGAGACGAGCGTTGGAATACGTTGCATCCATGCCTGCTTGACTGGTGCCATCAATCTCTCGGAATACACCGTAACCAGCGTTGGCGAGGGCTTCAGACGCCTGAGTCAATGTCGAATTATTGCCTCCATGGCGAACCACATAGGATCCGCTTGCACTGCGACTGGTCCCGATAAATGCCGTTGCAGAACCGGCACCAGAAATAGATTGAAAGTCTGAGTTGGCATTTCTGCTGTATAGATCAGAGCTGTTGCTATCTAGCCTTCCAATGCCGGTAGCCCCGTCAGCATTCCCTCCAGCTGAAACATACGCGGGGAACTTACTTGCTGCCGAGGTCGCCGCGGTTGAAACCCATGCGGACAGATGTCTACTGTTTTGCGGATCAGCACTGTTATTTCTGTTGCTGTTCAGATACTTCGTGCTTCCATCCCCCACTAGCCCCGTCTTGCGGTCGTAGTCTGAAACAGGCCCAGCCGCCGCTTGTGGGGTGAAGTTAGCGGTGTAGCGAACTACACCTTTGGTGATGCGAAGTTCATCAATTTGTCCACTGAAACGTCTATCGCCAGGACCATTTAGAACATTGTCAAACGGCCGCATTCCTACAATAAAATTCTGTCCTTGGTCTATCCCTGGGCTTTGGGTAGCGGAGTACACTTTTGTTCCGGCTACAAACAACTCCACCAGCCCTGCACCGTTGTATGTAAATGCAACGTGTGTCCATGTATTGTTGCTGATATACGGACCGCTAGTTTGTTCATACGTGCCAGCGTTTGGCCCTCTAGCGTAAAACTTATCAGTGTCCCAAAAACCAAAAGACCATCCGCCTACATTGTGTGCTATTACTTTTATAGTATTTTGTCCTGTAGTAATTTTAGCCCAACATTCCCAGGTAAGACTTCCTGCGCCAAAGTACAGCGGGGATGCAGGCAAGCCTGATTGCGGAGGAGTAAAGGCGAGGACATCATTCACACCGTCCAAGAGCAACGCTCCGCTTCCATACTTAGGAGACGCTGTGGAAATTTGAGCACCATTGTAGGCGTTAATGGTATAAGCCTGCGGAGAGCTATCTATAAATGTCGTGCTGCCGTTGGTTCCGTTCATCCGCAGCAACAACGAAACGTTCGCCCAGTACGGATCAGCGGCGCCCCAGAAGTTGAAGTTGGTTGGTGCGGTGCCGGCCAGCGGCACTAGGGCTCCGCTCAGCGTCCGAGCACCGGCCAAGATGCAAGACGCCTTGATGGCGTTCCAGGTCCCGTCCGTCTTGCAGCCGGCGACGAAGTTACTAATCGCGATCTTGACGCCAGCCTCCAGCGTCTGGCCATCGGCGGCTTCAACGGCTGCAATGTAGGCAGCAGCATTGCCATCAAGACCGGCCCCTTTCGTCGTCGTTGCCGGGTTGCCCGTCAGGGCGAAGACGCCAGCCAGCGGCTCAAGAACATCGGGCACATACGCGGCCTTGACCAACGTGGACACCTGGCCAGTCAGGTTGAACACACCAGCAACCACCTCAAGCAGCTCGTTCTGAGGCAGCCGGGCGTAGCTGTAGACATGCCGGAACGTTGCTTCAAATTCCCGCCAGGCACAGTTAGGAAGCAGCTTTGTCCATTCATCGCAGCGATACCGGCCCTGAATGCCGCCAGGAGGGGTCCACAGGAACCACTCGCCATTGCGAGCTCGCTCTGCCAAGAAGGTATCAAGTATGTCGGCCTCCGCCGGCGTCAGAATCCACCTGACACTCCACTCGGGTGATGTCTGGTTCTGGCCAACCGTCTTCCTCTGCTCCGTGCCCCAGTCAGGCAATTTCGCGGTCCTCTGCCGCGGTTTCATCACCTTGGTGATGGGGTAGACCGGTTTGTAGGCGGGAAGCGGGATGTCGCTCATGATCAGGCCAGCAATCCACCAGGACGCTTCTGGCGCAGCAGCTCATCCTGCACTGCTCGCGACACGGCGCGACCGAGCTGTTCACCTTGACTGGAGTCGCCCTGCACCTTGCTCCCGGAGGCGTCGACTGACACGTTCACGGTAACATTGCCGCCACCGCCGCTGCCAGCCACGCCGAGCTTGCCGTCGCGTCCACGCCGCAGGGGCATGATCGCTTCGGGGCCCGCCTCGCCCATCAGGCCGGTCCGCATGGTGCCGCCACTGGCAAACTTGAACAGGGTCGGACGGGTGACGACGCCACCGGTAGCGAAGGGCTGGATGCCGTTCTTGGCGAACGCGCCGCCCTTGGCGAAGGACCACTCCATCCCGCTGCTCACGACGCCAGGGGTGAAGTTGGTGCTGGCGCCACCGACGACGCCGCCGTTGCCGAAGAACCCGAGGCCCTGGAAGATCGTCCGCAGCACCATCTGCTGGATGATCATCCGGGCCGTCTGGGTCAGGATGTCAGCCGCGAACTGCCGGAAGTTCGCGGTGCCGGTGGTGACGAGGCTCAGGATCGCGTCTTCCACGCCCTTGATACCGCTGACTGCCAGCTCGGCTGTTGCCTTCCGCATGGTGCCGATTGATTCCACGTAATCCTGAACGCCCTCCTTGAAGCCTTCGCCGATGCGGGTGTCCTGGCGGAAGCGCATCGCGTCGTTGAAGGCGATCTGGGCGGCGGTGGCCTCGTTGGTCAGGCGGGTGTTTTCGGACAGATTGGTGTTCAGATCTGCGATGCCCTTGCTGTAGGCATCCACTTGCATCTGAGCCGCCTTTGCCTCGTCGGTGTTCCCCTTGTTGGCTGCATTTAGCTCGTCGAGCTTTGCCTTCGCGGCATTGAGGAGCGGCGTCAGCACCCCTAGAGCCTGGTTGTTTGCCTGAACCGCCTCGGCCTTCTTGACCTCGGACTCGATGACCTCAGGGCGAACGCCATCGAGCTGGAGCTTGTTGCGCAGCGCGATGATCGATGCGCTGTCCTGCATCGCGGCATTTTGCTGCCGAAGGTCGTCGGTGAGATCAAACACGAAACCCTTGACGGTTTCCGGCGTTAGCTTGCTGAGCTGCTCGACGGTGAGCTTGGCCGCTTCATTGGCCGCCTTCACTTCTTCAGCCGCTACGTTCGCAGATCCTTCTGCGGAGACATCGCGACGAGCCGCAGCTGCCAAGCCTGCACCCTTGGTTTGGCCGGCGGGCACGCGCAGGCTTTCCTTGATTGCGTTGAGCGGATTCAGCAGCCGCCCCATCTGGTCGCGCAGTTCGTAGTGGAGGTGGGTGTTCTGCCCGTCTGGGGCGACGGTCGCGATCTTCTGGCCGGCGGCGACCATCTGCCCCTGGCGGACAGACGGAAGTGTGTGCCCATAGGTGCCCTGGCGTCCGTCTTCGTAACGGATCACCACAGCGCCGCCGGCGTCGCCGAAGCCGGTGCGATAAGCCTTGATGATCTCGCCGGCCATGCGAGCATGGATCGGGTCGCCCACGTCGAGCCCGAGATCCTGCCCTGCGTGCAGACGGCCGCGACCGTAACCGACTCCCTCGTTAATGTTCGGGCCGCCGCGGGTGCCAGGGAGCATGTTCGCGACGCCGCCGGAAGTTCTGCCACCGACTGCAGCAGGGATGCTGCTGGTGGTCACCGCCGCCATGGCCTGAGCAGACTTCAGCTCCTGGGTCGCATCGATGACTTTCTGCTGGGCCTGCGCCATTCGGCCCTGCAGCTGATCGATCTCACCGAGGAACTGGGAGACGATGCCAGCGACAGTGCGAGCGCCGCCGGTCTGGCTCTTGACCCAGTTGTCGCGCTGCTTGCTGATCAGTTCCTGCTCATACTCATACCGCTTGCGGATGAGCTCCATCGCGTTTTGATGGACCGCGTCGTCAAGAGCGATGCGGTTCTTGGCTACCGTTTCGTTGTACTGCTGCTGCCGCAGCGCTTCCGCGTCACGATCGCGCTGGAGCTTGTCAAGCGCTTCACGATCAAGGTCTCCCTTGGGCGTTGTGGTAGCGAAGTCGGTCAGGCTCGTCTTCGGCGTCGGCTTTCGATTGGCCAGTTCCTCAATGCCAGCCTTGTACCGGCTTTCGGCCACCTTCAGAACGGCTTCCTCGGCGGCAATTTGCTCAGCCAGAAATTCCTGGCGAGGCTTGAACGGAGTAGTGGCCTGCTCCTTCTTGTAAGCCTTGATCTTGTCTGCCGCGAGCTGATACGCCCGGCCAGCGGCCGAAACCTCCTTCTGGAGCGACGCCGTGTCCTTCGCGGCCCCGCCGATGCTCTTGACCCAGGCCTCGCCTCGCAGATCAGTGCTGGCGCTCTTGAGCCTGTCCCTGGCCTCCTTGATCTTGCTGATCCAGTTCCAGACGATTTCGGCGCCAACGATGGCGACGGTGACGACTATCGGAGCAGCCAGCGAGGCGGCAATAGCCTTGGCGCGGAGCCCGAAGGCAGTCAGCTTCTGCTGCGCAACCACAGCCTGTGCGGTTGTCGTGCCGAAGGCTGCACCCAGGAGGGCGAGGCCGCCTCTGATCGGACCCATCAGGGCGCCAAACGCCTTGATCGCGAATCCAGCCCCGGCGAAGGTGACTCCGAGCTTTATGACCTGAGCAGCAAGCGATCCGATTACATCGGCATTTGAAACGATCAGGTTTATGAAGCTGGCCAGCCCCTTTGCGATCTCGACCAGGGCAGGCGTGGCTTCCTTCAGCGCCCGTCCCAGCGAGTCCTGGATCTGAGCGCCCAGCGGTAGCAGCGCTTCGCCAATGGCACGCTTGGTGTCATTCCAGGTGGCAGTCAGCCGTGCGCCAGCGTCAGCGCTTGATTGCGCAACATCCTTTGCCCGCTGCTCGAATTGCCCAAGACCTTGGTCAGAAGTGATGAACTTCATCAGGTCGGAAAGTCCGACCACGCCCTGCTCAAGATCCTTCTGCAGCTGGGGCAGGGTGCGACCCGTCGCCTGGGCAAACATCGTCACAGCGCCGGGCAGTCGCTCACCGAGCTGGCCCTGAAGTTCTTCCGCCGAGACCTTGCCCTTTGAGAAGATCTGACCGAGCGCCGTCAGGGCGCCCTGCACGTCTTCCGCAGACCCACCGCTGGCCTTGATGGCCGCAGTCACATTGCGGAACACCACCTCAGCATCGGCCACCCTGCCACCGGCACCGATCACGGCGGCCGACAGTTGGGTCATGCCTCTGGTGGCCTCAAGCTGCGGGACATTGAAGTCGCGGGTCACCGAGGCCGAGGCGGCCAGCGCCCGCTCGTATTCCTCTTGCGTCTTCGTGATGCCTTTCAGCGCGATCTCGAGCTTTCCGATGTCTGCGGCATAGGTCGACAATCCTGCAAGGCTCTGGCGGAACATCCCGCCGTAGGCCCCAACCGAGCCACCAATGAAGGAACCGGTCGCGAACCCGGCCGGGCCGCCAAGCAGTCCGCCGATCGCCGCGCCGCCTGCGCTTCCGAGGAAGCCCTCAGGGCCTCCGAAAATACCTGAAGCAGCGAGGGCGCCGAGGCCTTGTCCGACTTGGCCGGCGCCACCGCGACCACCGATCTGCTGGCGTCCGATCTGGCGGTCAAGTACGCCGATGGCCTTGCGGGCCTGCATCTCGATCTGCGCGTACTCTTTGTCCAGCGGACCGATGGTGGCCCTGAGCTGCTCCCACGCCGCACGCTGCCGCTGCAAGCTGCTCAGGCTGCCATCGGAAGCGCTTGATGCCTGCCGGATGCTGTCGGCTACCTCGCGGTAGCTCCGCTCCATGAGCTGCAGCTGATTGGAGGCGGTCTGGTTGCTGATGCCAGCGATGCTCTGGAACAGTTCACTGGGCGGGCGCGGGCGGTCAAGCGGTTTGTCGTAGAGCGCCTGTCGACGCTCTTGCTCCCTTCGGGCAGCCTCGTCGACCCGCTGCTCAGCGCCTTGCGAAAACGCCAGAAAGCCGCTGCGCGAATTGATACCCCTTGATTGGCTCAGGCGGTCAAGGGCAGCCCGGACCTCGGGACTCTTCGGCTGATAAGCAAGCTCGCGTTGAAGCCGGCTCATCTCACGCTGGACCTGAATCCAGCGCTCGCCGCCACGCGCAACGTTGTCAAGCTCCTTGGCGAGCTCGCTCATGCGCTGGTTGAGCCCTGCCGTGGTGTTTGGCAGCTCGGGCAACGCGGCCCCGCCTTTACCGCCTTGAGAGTATGCTTCGGCAGCCGCAATAACGCCCTGCCTCCCAACGGCGGCGTCAAAAGGCAGCCGACGACGCTCAATTTCGGTTAAGGCATCCGTGTATTCACGGGTATAAACCTTGATTCCCTGCAGGCCGCGCCGAAGAGCAGCAATTTGTTTGTCGAAAACGTTTGGCTTGGAACCAACAATTTGACTCTTGAGCTGTGCGTCAGTGAACTGTTTGACGCCGGTGGCGGCCTCCTTGTAGACGCCGCTCAGCTCTTGAATGTCCTTGCCGAGCTGTCGATAGACCGTGCCACTGATCGAGGCCTGTCCCTGCAGCGCCTTTAGCGCATCGATCTGACCCTTGATGACCTGCTCGGTCTTCTCGCCGGCCTTGCCAAACTCAAGGATCTGCTGCCGAGCCTTGGCCAGTTCGCTCTCGGCTGGCCCGATTGCCTGCTGCAGTCCCTTAAACGCGCCCTTGAGCTTGTCAAAGCCCTCCAGACCTTCGATCTGGGCGAGAATCTTTACCCTTGCGACCGATTCAGCCATCTGACTTGTTCAGCTCCTGGAGGGCGGCCGATTCCATGATCTGGATGCCTTCCAGCATGGCCTTGGGATCTTCCACCGAGTATAGGTCGCAGAGCTTGAAGAGCACCTCATACCGGAGCCCGGTGTAGCCGCCCATCGCCACGCTCCACTGCGTCTGCATGCGCAGAAACATCATGACGATGTCCCAGTTTTCGTCCCAGACCTCGCAGTCTTCAGACGGCTTATCTTCTTCAGGCAGGACGACGCCCATCAGCGCAGCGTCGTCCTCAGCCTTGCCCTTGTCGCTACTGCCGGAGGCAACCCAGTGGTGGGCCGCCTCTTCTAGTTTTTTGCCGCAGCACCCTCGAGGCTCTTGAGGTAGGCCCCGATCACACCACGGGTCCAGCAGGGATCCTCCAGCTGCTCCTTCAGGGATGAAAGAGAGAACGGAAGATCCTTGCCGGACTCGTCCTGCATGCCTTCCCATCCAGCCATTACGGCTTCGATGAGATCCGTGTCGCCCTTGTCGACCAGCTTCTGGAATTCAGAACGGCCGATGCGCTTGAACACGGCATCGAAAGTCTCCTTTTCAAACCGGCCGCCGTCGACAGGGAATTCGACGGAGACCGGCCACTTGAACGTGGAAGACTTCTTGCGGACGAAAGCCATGCAGTGAGCTCCTTGGAAATCAGGTGTAGGCGAGTGTAACCTCGTCGTTGCCTGCGCTGGTGGGGATGGCCACGTAGGGCAGGTTCAGCATTTGGATGCCGTCGCTGTCACTATACGTGGGATTGCCAATGTCGACTTTCTGGGCAGTGAAGGTGACCCGATTGCCGGCGGTGGTGCCGTGCAGGAAAGTCAGGCTGCCGGTGGTGTTGTCGTTGGCGATGGTGAAGAAGTCCTTGGCCGCGATGGTCGGGGCTTCAATCATCGTCTCACCGGCGGGAGCCCGGTTGGTGATGATGACCTGCTTGGTGCAACCGATGAGCTCGCGATAGACCACCTCGTTGGCGATGTCGAAATTGACCGACATCAGACAGCCGCTGTAGCCCAGCAGGCTGAATGCAGAGGTGTTGCCTTCCTTGAAGATCAGCGGGGTTGCCTGGGCGGTGTAGGTCACCACAGGAGCAGCGGTGTCCGTGGGAGAGTTGTAGATGCCGGTCATCGTGAAGTCGATGGTCGGGATCTGGCCCAGCTCACAGTTCATCGTGAAGGTGCCGCGGCAGCCGGTGGCCTTGTGCAGCACGCCATCGTTGTTGAAGTAGATGGTGGCCGAACTGAACGCCGTGCTGACTGGTTCGTAGGTCACGGAGGTGGACGCCACCACGGTCTCGCTCATGCCGCAGGCTTTGAGCAGAGAGTTGTACTTGGGCGCCGTGCCAGCAGTGCCAGAACCAGCCAGTTCAACCTGGAAGGTGATGCTGACGCGGGTGTTGCCGAGCAGCTGCTCGGAGTTGCCCAGATAGGGGCGGATCAGGTCGCGGGACACCTGATCGGACTCGATCGGGGTGATGTCAAGGTTGCGCACCAGGATCGCGTCGGTTCCAGCCGGCGTCGAGTCTGTGGCGTAAGTGGATTCAGTCTTCGCCAGAATCAGGCGCTTGCGTGTCAGGAGCGGCATCGCTGGTTACCTCGGGTTGGGGTGTGGCGACCGGCTCAGTCCGCTCAACGAGCTGTCTCTTGCCGGTTTTGGGGTTGAGGAGGTACGAGCCTCCTTGACCATGGTATTCATCGACTGTGATAGCCATCGTCAGCTTCCGAGATTGACAACAGAGGTTCTGTACTTGACCAGGTAGTCGCACATGACGACGCCCGCAGGCACATCAGCCTCTACTGCCTGGAACTCTACCTGAAATGGCTGAATGTCGATCGCCAGACCACCGAGCGTCAGATCAGCCATCAGTTTTGAATGCAACGACTCGACCACTGGATCAGCAGCCTGGTCGGGCACATTGGCGCGGATTACCACAGCCACCCGTACCAACAAGCTCCAGTCGAGCGTAGGGAGGCTGGTGTTCTGCTCGCAGCGATCTTTGATCGGCTCCACGATGACGGCCGGGCTTTCTTGTCGTGCCAGCGGCTCGACGCGAGACCTGTAGATCCGACTGCCGACACCAGCGGTGCCGTTCAGCGCCGTGCGAATGGCGGCAAGGATCTGTTCGCGCTTCGTCATGAGATCAGATTAGCGGCATTGAGTGGATCGAAGCGCGGGCAATTCTGGGACTTTTCTAGAAGATCAGAACGTTTCGACGACGCCCGCCGCCAGACTTGGCCAGGCTGACCTGATTACCGGCAAGGCTGAACACCGCGGCGCTTGCCATCAGCTCAAGGGCGCCTATCTCGGTCAGCGAAGCTGCATTCCCGATAACGGCGAACTCGCCCGTGGCCGCTTCGACAGTCCGCTTCCAGGCAAAGGTCGCCGGCTCGGCGTTGAACGCAATCGAACCCGGTTCGGCGTCGAGGGTGAGGGCTCCGACCGTCGTCAGGGTCGCGCTGTTGCCGACGAGAGTGATCGACCCGGCTGCGGGCTCGATCTCGTAGAGCTTGCTGAGCTGCGCCGTGCCGCCAGCAACTGCGAACTGACCCCGTTCGGCAATCAGGGTGGCTCCCTTCGGGAACGCCGCAGCGCCGCCTGTCAGTGCGAGGGTGCCGGCATCTGGCCTGAGGGCATAGCCCTGCTTCAGCTGGGCGGCATTTCCGGCAAGGGCGAAGCTGGCTGCATCGGCCGGCAGTTTCTCGCCCTCGGAGAGGCTGGCAGGCTGCCCGGCGAGGCTGAACGCACCGGTGTTCGCGGCGACTGATCGGCCGTAAGCCAGTCCGGCCTGGTTGCCCGTGAGGGCCAGCGATCCGCTGATCGGATCGATCTCAAACTGCCCGAACGTCGTCAGGCCAGCCGGGCGACCCGTCAAGCTGAACGCCGCCGCGCCTGCTCTCAGGCTCCACGTCCGGCTGAACGTGACGGACTGGCCGGTCTCGATGAACTGTCCAGCGCCGCCGCTGAGGTAGTAGCCGCGCAGCAGGGCAGGTTGTCCGCCCGTGACCGCGAAGCTGCCGGTGTTGGCGTCGACCTCCTGGTTGTGCTCGAGCGATGGTGCGCCACCAGCCAGCGCCAGGGCTCCGGCATCCGCCGCCAGCGAGTAGGAGCGCCTGAGCTGCGGGCTGCCACCAGCCAGCGCGAATGCGCCCGCCTGGGCCTCGAGAATCTTGGGCGAGACGACCGTCAGAGTCGCCGCGTTGCCCGCCAGCGCCAGCGTGCCCGTGTCAGCTGAGATCTGGTGCTGGTGCGACAGCGTGGCATCGTTGCCCGTCAGGCTCAGCGTCCCTGCGACCGGCTCGACGACGTACCCACGCAACGCGGTGGCATCGTTGCCGGTAAGCGTGAAGGCGCCGACGATCGGCTCAAGGATCTTGGGGCTGACGACCGCCAGATCTACCGGATTGCCCGTCAGGTCGAAGGTGCCAACGATCGGCGTCTCCGTCCGGTCGACCAGCTCGCGGATCGCGACGTAGACCGCGGCAACGTCGTCTGAGCCAGCATTGAAGCCCACGTTGCGGGCACCCTGGCCAGCCGTGGTCTCCCGGACCATCGAGTTGCCAAAGTTCCCAAGGTCGATGCTGGTCAGCAACGTGCTGCCAGTATCAGCGGGAGCCGGTGTTGCGCCGCCGTAGTAGGTCGCGGCATAGCGCAGGCTGTTGACGCCCACGCTGCCGTCATCGACGGCGGAGGGGGCTAGTGCTTGGTTTTCCTGTTCAATCTGAACGCCAGCCCAGGTCGTGTCCGTCGCGGCGAGAACCGT